GGTATTGGGTATTGGGGGGGTCAACAGACCCCCCCCAATATCCCAAAACGCCTCCAACTTGAATTGGGTGGTATTAGGTGACCACCCATTTCCACCTAATACCACCCTATTCTTTTGTATTACTTTTGACATGATAGGCATTTTGTTTTCATCCATGCAATTGCACCCATCCTGGAAGCCCAAGATGGTCAACGCCAAAGCGGTTGCAGACTGCTTGCTTGATGGCCTTCTTCATGTCTGGATCGTTGTTGGCCCCAGGCACTTGGTCGAGAATATCGGCCCACCTCAGTGGTGTCATATTAACCATTGTGTCGGGTATTGAAATGCGGCCAGCACCTCTTTGAATAATCACGCCATTATTATTTTGATTCATTATCGATTGGATATATGCACAAGCCTGGTCACATTTATCCATAATCGCGTCTTGCCGCTTTTCATCGGCTTTTTCTGCTGCTGCCTTAACCCTTAATTCCTCGCTGCTGATGTGTGGAACAGATACGCGACAGACGATCTCTTGCAATTCACCATCGGCATCGGTTACTGCCTCAGTAAATGTTTGTGAATCGAATCTGATTTCCCTGAATGTTGGCTCGTAGCGGGTCTTGGTCAGCTTCATGTATCGCTGCTGGTCATCGTCCAGGAACAAGATGCCTGTCAGGGTTGCATCGCCTGTGAAGGCTGATGCACCTCGGGCCTGGGCATCGCTGTCTTTGCGGCTGATGGTCTTGTTGGTGTGGGCTGTGATGCAGACTGGCACGCCCATTTGCACGAACAGGGTGGCCTTGATGCTGGACAAGTATTGGCCGACCTTGGCATTGTCATTCTCATCATCGAGGTCGAGGGTGGCGTTGGCTGTGTCCAGCACCAGCCATGGCCGCTGTCCATCCAATGTGTGTTTGTCGCAGTTCTGCGCCAGCTTCAGGATGTCTTTCACATCAGAGCGCCGCGCATCGATGATGACGATCATTTGGCAGAGCATCACTGGATCGATGCCAAAGTGCTTGCCATAGGCAAAGAGGCTGCGCACGATCTGGTCTGAGTCCTCGGTGACAAATATGGTCTTGCGCTTTTTGCGGGTCTTGAGTTCGCAGCCATCGATCTGAAAACCTGCCTGAACCATTGCCAAGGCAATCAGGGCGCTGGTCTTGCCGACACCGGGTTGGCCTGCCATAACAAACAGGCTGTGGGCAAGGAACCCGTCAACCAGGTAGCAGATCGGCTCCAGCTTGGTCAGGCTGTAGTCAATCTCGGGCCAGTGCAGGGCTGGTGGCTGGGTGATCTCGCCAGTGTCCTGATCGACCGTTGGCCCTGCTTCTTGGGCTTTGAGGAATCTGCCAAAGTCCTCGACTGCTGTTCTGCGCTCATCCTGAACCGATGGTGGCTTATAGCCATGATCCTTGGCAATATGAAAAAGGGTGGCTAGGGTTATGCCCTTTGAGTTTTCAAACTTATCCCATCTCCTGCGCAAAGCCTCTGTGCCTTCATAGTCATATGTCCTTGAACTCCACTCATCCCAAAGACCGAATGCTGAATCTCCAAAGCCTTCTTTAAGTGCAAAGCCAATATCAATCCATTGATCGTAATCACCATCAATCAAGACAATATGATCTAGTGCATCGGCTGCCCTGTCCATGTCGCTGCTGGTGGTGATCTTGGGCAAGATGGGCGCTGGCGCTGGTTTTGGCTCTGGGGCTTTTTCGATGGTGATGCCAGCCTGGGCCAAGAATTCTTGCAGCGTGCAGTTAATCTCGTTGACATCGCCCTTGAGGGCATCGCCTGTGAGCATCACCGATTTACCCGCCGACTTTGGATGGCCGAATATCTCGATCTCTTGGTGGTTGCCCAAGTTGATCTTTGGCGGCATGTCGGGATCAGGCTTTGCCAAAAAGATGATGTGGCCGCCCTTTTTGCTGTGGCTGCGCTCGGTCATCAGGCCCATGGCCTTGGCCTGCCCCATGATTCTGTCCATGCGGATGTCTCTGGGGGCTGTGCTGCGTTTCATGTCCAGATCAAGGACAGTCAGCACCAGTTCGCCAAATGGGTCAAATGTGGGGTTTTGCATGACCACGCCCCAATGCTCACCGCCTGGTGGATGGTCTGACAGTTCGCTGCCTTGAATCAGGTCAGATTTTGGAGTGCTGGCGGCCACGCCTTGGCCGTGCTTGTTGAAGGGTATCTTGGCCGATGTGCCATTGGCATTTTGCTTGACCTTAAAGCCGCAAAACAGGGCATCTGGGCAAATGTTGGCAATGGCCTGGGCGACTGCCTTTGATGGATGCGAATTGGAAATGGGGTTGTTTTCCATCTGAACCTCTGATGTCGAACCATTTGAAAGACCTTGCGGCAGGCGGTGGTTCAATCCGCTTTTCGGGAGCTACCCTAGCCGGGGTCGTAAACCTTTACTTTAACCGATTCGCCACCAGGGTGGCATATCCAGCGATGTCTGCCCATGAATCGACATAGTTCGGATCACCGTTCATGATTCGTGCCATTTTGTGGCAGATCATGTCAAGAGCCTCGCGCTGGTCATAGTTCAGGTGCAGCCAGTTGTCGTGCATGTGCAAGACCTTTTTGAGCGCCTGCACGGTGGCTGCATTGTCTTGGAAACGGCCATAACGCTCGCCGCGCTCTTGGAGGATGTTGTCGATGTGCATGGTCATTTCCCGCAGACAGGGCATGGTGGGTTATTGCGCCGATAAGCCATCAGGCGATAGATCGATTGGGGCGTGATGTCGTGCACCAAGGCTGCATTCCTGACCGACATGCCTTCATTGACAGCGTGCAATGCTTGGGCTGTTCGTGAGGGCTTTTTCTTGTGATCGTGTGGTTTTTTCATCATGCCTCGGTGTGTTGCTGATATTTTTATTGTACATGGTTTTGTTGTCAACAATGTTGTGCTACTATGTGGTTTCAAACAAACGAAAGGCAAACGACATGAAAACTCAGATTCTTTTGATCGGACTGCTGCTGGCATCGGCAGCGGTGTCTGTATCAATCATTTATGGCCTGTGGTGGCTGGCGGGGGTGGTATGACCAAAGACGAAGAATTGGCAATGGACTTGGCGCTGGAGGCGTTGGAAAAGCTGAAGAGGGCGTTCTTTAAAAGTGCAAGTACAGCAGAAGAACTTGCGCAAGGATGCGACAGGGGTTACGAGGATTACGAAGCTGAGTTTGTTGAGCCAGCCTTGAAAGCCATCACCGCCATCAAGCAAGCCCGTGCCCTCGACAAGAAGGCAGAGAACGCCAGAGAGTTGGGGCTGTACTATGAGACTTATGCTGAAGAATTGGAACAGCCAGTGCCAAGACAGGCTGGCATGATTTCAATTGCTGTACCTGCGCCTGTGGCGTATTTGTGCGAGAACGCAGTTGGTCACAAGTATTTCCGGTGGAAGAAGCCAACAAGTGAATTCAAGCCAATTGCCCTCTACGCCACCCCACCCGCACAGCCAGCAGTGCCTGATGCGTTTGGAACCCGTGAGGGTGAGCATCCCCAATACATCCAAGGCTGGAACGATTGCCGGGCAGAGATGTTGAAAGGAATGAAGCCATGAACCAATGCAAACATCGATGGATATTGACCCCATCACCACATCGCACCCAGTATCACTATCAATGCGCTAAGTGCAATGAGACGGCATGGGCTGCCCTCAAGGAAAAGCAATCATGAACATCACGATTTACACCAAGTCAGGCTGTCCAAACTGCGACACAGCCAAGGCTCTGTTGAAGGCCAAGGGGCTGCAATACAGCGAGGTTGATGTCGAGGTGGGGGATCGCTTGGCAATACTGCTGAACAGTTATCCAGACGCAAGGCAAATGCCTCAGATTTGGATCAACGATCAAAGGGTTGGTGGCTTGGCTGGCCTGCAAGCTGCACTTAAAAAGGTTGGACTATGACAAACATCATAAACACACTCAAAACAATTTATGCGCCGCCAACTGCTGAAACGCTGGCACTGCGCGAACTGGAACAATCGCGCCGCGATCTGCTGTCTGCGCATACCCAGCAAGAGTATTCGACAAAGATGGTCGAATTTCACAAGATCAAGATCAAGCGCCTGTCGGCATTCTTGAAGGGCATGGAGGAACAATCGTGATCGACACATATTTCGACCGGGCATCCTGGCCAACTTGGATGACCCTCAAGCCGCAATCCCATCACTGGGAAGATCCCCGATATTTCAATCATCAACTTTATATGACGATGATTGACCGCAATGTGGCCGAGGCCAAAGCCAATGTGCGCGGCCTCATTGATAACCGAGTGTCTTGGCATCGCGTCGAGATCGGCAATGGCATCAAGTTAAGCGATCCCGAGAGTGTGTTCAAACCCGATGGCACTTTCAAAACAGAATGGACTGCAAAATGACCGACACCGACAAAATGCCTGCCCTGTGCAAAAAGATGGCGCACGAACTCTCAAACCTGCTGTATCTCACAAAAGATGATTTCTTTTGCGCTGACCAATGGCAGGCAGCAATGGATGCGCTCGACAACTACCTCAACGAACTGAACAAGGACAAAAATGACAAGCCCTGACCACGCCCAGCGCCTGCACGCCAGAATGAGCGCCAGCAAGATTTCGAGGGTCGCTGTCTGCCCTGGGTCACTGCTGGCCGAGGAAGGGCTGCCAAACAGCACCAGCGAGGCTGCCCAGCGAGGCACTGACATTCATGAGATCGCCGAGCAGATACTGCGCCAGCAGCCTGTGACTGGTGTTGACGATGAAATGATCGCCATCGCGCAAAAGTATGTCACCACGGCCATGGAACATACAGCCCATGCCAAGAAATATCACATCGAACTGGATGTGACCGAGGCGCTCAAAACCATCCACCCATCGCTCGGTGGCACTGCTGACCTGATCGCCATCGGTGGTGGCGTGATGACCGTGTGCGATCTCAAGACTGGCCGCATAGAGGTGTCGCCGGAGAATAATTTGCAGTTGATGACCTATGCGCTCGGTGCGGCCATTGCTTTGAATGCACCGCCCACAGTGACTGTGCGCTTGGCGATCTACCAGCCCGATCATGGCGGCTGGCGTGAATGGTCATGCACCCATGCCGACCTGATGGCCTGGAAGGATAAGCTGCGCGATCTGGCAGTGGCTGCACATGAACCCAATGCACCGAGGAACCCCGATCAGGATGCCTGCAAGTATTGCCGCGCCAAGACCCAATGCGATGCCCTGCGCGATGTGGCCGTGAATGCGGCCAAACAGGAATTCGCTTTGGGCATCACGCCGCAGCAATTGGAAGATGCCGCCCTTTGCAGCACATGGGCCGAGGCGGTTCAAGATGCGGCCAAAAAGCAACTGGCCGATCAACCCGAGTCGATCAAAGGCTGGGCCATGAAGCCTGGTGCAAGGATGGTCAAATTCAAAGACGAAAAGATGGTGGCCGAATTGCTCAAGGGCAAGCCCGAGGCATTTTCGTTGAAGTCGGCCAGCGCGATCTTGAAATTGGGCCTGGAAGTGCCAGAGGCGATGATCGAAGAAACCCGCAAGGCTGCATCACTGGTGAAGGTGAAGGCATGAATAAGATCGAATTTGGCGACTGTCGAGAAACCATGCGTCGATGGATTGCTGAAGGTGTCAGGGTGCAAACCTGCGTCACTAGCCCACCGTACTTTGGCCTGCGTGATTATGGGCATGAGGGCCAGATCGGGCTGGAGCAAACACCCGAGCAATACATCACAGCGATGGTCGAGGTTTTCCGCTGCGTAAAAGATGTGCTGGCCGACGATGGCACGCTGTGGCTGAACATTGGGGACAGCTATTGCAGCACAGCACCCGGAACCAAGAATGCGCCGCAGACCAAGGGGAGCAAGACAGAGGCCGCGCAGTGGGCCAACGTTCGTCCGCCAACACCAGTAGGCATGAAGCCGAAGGATTTGATCGGCATCCCTTGGATGCTGGCCTTTGCTCTGCGTGCTGATGGCTGGTACTTGCGCCAAGACATCATCTGGCACAAGCCCAATCCTATGCCCGAGTCAGTGCGTGACCGTTGCACCAAGGCGCACGAGTACATCTTCCTGCTGTCGAAGTCGGACAAATACTTTTTTGATGCTGATGCCATACGTGAGCCTTGGGAGGGTGAAGCTGCTAAGGCAGTTGCGATGGGCACGAAGGAAGTTGGGCAGCGAGGCATCAACGCATCAGCTCGGCGAGGACTGACAGAAGGGCAGGCAACGCAGTTCAAAAAGCAAGGTCACAGCGGATACTTTGGCGCAGATGGAAAGTGCCTGCTGAACCCAAAAGGGGCAAACAAACGTAGCGTCTGGAAGGTTGCCACAAAGCCCTACAAGGGCGCTCACTTCGCCACCTTTCCAACAGAATTGATCGAGCCATGTATTTTGGCTGGAAGTCGGCAAAACGACATCGTTCTTGACCCGTTCATGGGTAGTGGAACAACAGCACAAGTCGCCATACAGCATGGCCGACAGTACCTTGGCTGCGAGTTGAATCCAACTTACAAAGAGTTGCAAGAGGAAAGAATCCAGACGCAGATAAAGCCAAAAAAGGTTTCTGCTGTCGAAAGATGCAAAAAAACAATTGATCTTTTTGGGATTCATGGATGACCCTCTACCCTCACCAAGAGATCGCACGCGATTTTCTGCTGACCCGCAAACGCTGCATCTTGGCCGATGCACCCAGGGTCGGAAAGACGCTGCCCACGGCCACGGCTGCCGCGCAAAACCTGCCCGTGCTGGTGCTGTGTCCAGCAGTTGCCAAGCCTGTCTGGAAAAAGGCATTCGAGCAACTGGGCATCACCGCTGTGATCGTCAATGGCCGCAAGATGGCCGAGGAATGTGTGCCTGGTGGCGTGCTGATCGTTAATTACGATTTGCTGCCAAACCTGACTGCGATCAACGGCTGGCAGACGCTCATCATCGATGAAGCCCACCGCATCAAGACACCGACCACCAAGCGCACCAAGGTGGCGATGAAGTTGATGAAAGCCACGCCTGTGGTTTATGCATTGTCAGGAACGCCGATCCCAAACAGGCCCATTGAAATCTGGCCGCTGCTGCACGGCTTGGGCATCTACAAAGGGTCTTGGCTGAAATTCGCGTACAGATACGCCAAGGCTTGGCACTCGCCATGGGGCTTGGATGTGTCAGGGGCCAGCAACTTGCCAGAACTCAAAAAAGCACTGGCCCCCCATGTTTTGCGCCGGACAAGGGCTGATGTTTTCCAAAACTATCAGCACCCGGTCATCAGCTTGATTGAACTCGACCTGCCCATTGACCGCAGGGAAAAGCAATTCGATGCCGATGCCCTGGTGGACAACCCAAACCTAATCCTGGCGCTCGATGGCTTGGCCGAGGTCATGCGCGAGGGTGGCATCAGGAAAGTGCCGCTGGCGCTGGATTTCATCAAAGGCAAGCTGGAAGATGACCCATCAGAATCGCTGGTGGTGTTTGCTTGGCACAAAGATGTGGCGGCCATGCTCAATGATGGCCTCAAGGATTACCAGCCTGTGATGGTCACTGGCGAAACACCAGCAGCAGATCGGCAAAAGAACATCGAGGCATTTCAATCAGGCGAGGCAAAGGTCATCATCGGCAACATCGCCACGCTTTCTGAAGGTGTTGATCTGTCCAAGTCCAGCACGGTGATCTTTGTCGAGGCGACATGGGCCACCAGTGCCTTTGAGCAGGCATCGGCAAGGGTGGAGAACATCCAGAAATTCGGCATCGCACCTGCGGTGTATATCCTGACCACAAGGAACAGCCTGGATCACACAATCCTGCAAAAAGTCCTTAAAAAATTGCACATCATCGATCAGATTCTCTGATTCATGGTATGCTAGTAACACAGATTGATTGACAATCAATTTGTGCTTTTTAAACGTCGAAACGAAAGGAAAACGACATGTCAACACGCTTTGTAACCGGGAAAGTCCGCTTGTCTTACGCCAAGATCATGCGCCCAGGCAAGAACGAAATGAATGGCAAGAATGAATATTCTGCTGTGGTGCTTGTGCCAAAGACGGACACAGAAACGATCAATGGCTTGAAAGCTGCGGCCAAAGCAGCCATTGAAAAGAAGTTTGGTGGCACGCCGCCCAAGGGTTTGAAAAACCCATTGCGCGATGGCGACACATCGACAAAGGACGATGGCAGCCCCATGGGTAAAGAGTATCAGGGCCACCTGTTCTTCAACTGCAAGACCGATGCTGACCGCAACAAACCATCGATCATTGACACCAATGGCCGCGAATTGATCGACCCTGATGCTGTGGTGTCTGGTGATTACGTCAAGCTGTCGGTCAATGCTTATGCATACGATGCAGTCGGCAATAAGGGTGTGGCTTTTGGCCTCAATAATGTCTTGCTGGTTGCCAAGGGCGAACCGCTTGGTGCACCTCGCATGACAGCAGCCGATGAATTCGGCATCGGTGGTGGTGGCGCTCCAGCCGCTGCTGCTGGCGATGACGATGCCTGGGCATAAATAGATCACCCCGCAGGTCTAGGACACGCAGACCATAAAGAGATGTGGGAGCAGGTGGAAGCCCTGCACCTAAGAGGATGAAAATGACCAATCCAACAGACAAAGAACTCAAAACCAAATTCATGAATATTCGGGTGACCCCCACGCTCATGGAAGCCCTGAAAAAAGAAGCCGAGGCCAACACCCGCACGGTGGCCTCGCAAGTGCTGCATATCCTCAAAAACCATTTCAATCAAAAATGACCGCACCCAAAAAACGTAAAAAACGAACAGTAACGATCCAGACGATTGAAAGCCTCATGCAGCGCACCAGTGTTGAAGGCGACTGCATCGAATGGCTCGGTTATTCATATGAGGGCAACAATCCCCAGGTCAGTCACGCTGGCAAGATGGTGGCCGTGCGCAAGCTGGTGATGTTGCTCAATGAGCGCAAAGTGCCTGATCGGACATATTTCAAAACCACTTGCGGGAACGACCTGTGTGTCAGGCTCGAACACATCAAAGTGGTCGATCACAAAAAGCACATGATCTCGATGGCGAAAAATGTGAACCATAAATCACCGATCAGGATCGCCAAACTGCAAGCCGCCGCCGCACCTCGGCGCAAGTTATCGCCAGAGCAGATCGATGCCATCCTAGAATCCACCGACTCCAGCAGGGCGCTGGCGCTTTTTTATGGTGTGAGCAAAAGCACGATTGCAAAGGTCAAAGGCAACAGGGCAAGACGCATTGTCAATGCCAGCATCAACCCATTTGCAGGTCTGATGCGATGAAGTTGAAAACCACATACAGCTTGATGGATGAATTGCTGGCATCCAAGGATCACCCGTTGCCAGAGGCTCACATCAAGCACCAACTGGCCCAAATGGAAAAAGGGCTGCACGCGCTTGAGACATCACCAAACCCCACAGAGCGCGACTGGGAGGTGGTCAGCGATGCGGTCAACATGCTCGAAACCATGGTGGAACTTGGAGCCTGCGAGGATGGCTCTGGGCTGCTGAAAGACGCAATCGAGGCCATGGCCCTGGCAGGCCAAAGACACTTCAAGCATGGCGTGATCCGGCTTGATGCCAAGGGCATTGTGACCCTGCGTGCCGTGCTGGAAGATTACGCCATGGTCATGCAGGCAATGTCGGCCAGATCGATGATCCACTGCCATCGGGTCACCGAAAAAAAGATGCATGACATCCTCAAAGGCAAAACAAGACCGCAAGACGTTGTGGTGAAAAAACTACGCAAAAGGTAGGGTTTATCCTAAGTTGCTTTGTGCTGTGTGATTTCGTGTATAATTCAACACATCAACAGCACAAACGGAGTAAACGACATGATGACAATCGAAAAAATCACAAAGACCACAAACGGTGTTTTTGCAATGATGATTTTTGAGTCCAAGCCAAACGAAATGTTTTTCGAGACAGAGGCAGAGGCCATCGGTTACGTTGCAGCCTTCAACAAGTTTGTAAAAGCCTAAAACCCACCGGGGCCACTGGCCCCATTTAAACGAAAGAAACGAAATGAAACCCTCACACCTCACCACACCCCGCAACTTTGCGGACTGCACCTGGCTTCAGGGATATGGCCGCAAGCCGAGCCTCTGGCAGCGCATCCAAGGCCCAGTGCTGGCCATCGCCATCGGCATCGGCATGGCCGCCCTCTTGGTGGCCTGGTGGTCATCATGAGTACCATCATGGATTTGGCCAGGCAAGCCAATCTTCCAGCCTGCCATTTGGAACACCCCAAGGCTTTGCAGCGTTTTGCCGATCTGCTGGCCCAGCGTGAGTTGCAGGCTTGCATCGATGTGCTGGAGGGTCTGCACGCCTGTCAAGACACGCACAATTATTATTTGTATGCCAGCAGAACACTCAAAGACATAAGGGGTGAAAAGTGAAAAAGTATGTGCGCAACCTGCAACCAGGCCAGCGATTCACGCTGCTGCGCACTGGTGAAAAATATCGATTCATTCGGCGCGAACATCAAACGCCTAGTGGCACTCGCCATGTCGTGATGCGTGATGACCCCTATATCACATGCACCGATGGCCACAGAGAATCCACATTGCATCATGCGTGCCATGTCCTGGTGGAGATGGCATGATCTTCAAAACAATCTGGTTTAAACCTAAACCAGTTCCATTAACCCGCTGTCAGGTGCTTGGTGTTTGCCAGTCAAGCCAAAGACCTGGGTGCAAAACAGGATGCAGAAAATCATGAGTTTTAAATTTTGCAGCGCCTGTGAGCGTGACAGGCTGCCAGAGGGTGGCGTTCAGACCAGCGCAAAACGATGGCTGTGCGCCAAGTGTTGGACACATTTCACCCAAAAAAAAGCCAAGGCATAAAGCCTTGGCTAATCCTCGTTGCAAAGAAAAACGCAGCATGGCAAGCTGCGCCTCCAGCATACATCAAGTCAACAATGCCAGCGCCTCATTCGTGTGTTTAATTCGATCATCTAGGCCAATGCTGCCACCGTTGATTTTCTTGGTCAGCAAAACATGGTTGCCAGCCTCGGCAATGGCATTGAGTTTTTGAGTGTTCCAAAACCACCCAGCAGTCATGGCCGCATATTGTGGAGTCGCCACAAGATCAGGCTCCATGATGAAATCCACGCCCAGCGCCTGCCCTGCATGGTGGTAATTTGCCGAACCAGTCAACTGCAAAATCCCTCGACCTCGAAAGCGATAGCCATCGCCTGATGCCTCATCGCGATTGTTCATCCTGTTGCCATAGATCCTATTTGCGATCTTGCGAGGCTGGCGCTCATATTCTGCCGCCTCTTCAGGCGTAAAGCCCCACGGTCTGCGCTGTGTCTTGGGAAACAGTTTAAGCAGGGTTGCCGCCCGATAATTTAGGTTTTCCTCCAGCACCCTGAAGTTGGCACTCTCATGGCCGCATTGCCCAATGAATGCAGCTTGCTGGCGAGGTGTCAAGATCCCAAAGCGATCAAACGTGCTGTTGAGCGCATCGGCCCAATGGGGCGCAATGTGCAGTTGTTCCATTTGGTCAGGGCTTACCATTGACGATGCTCCTCATGTTGTCATATGCAGCCACGCAAGCATTTAACTGATTGATGGCCCTGTCGCCATCGGCTGCGATCTCGGCGATAAGTCTCAAGGTTTCGCGCTCGGACTCGGTTGGCCCTCTATCACCAGCAGCTTGGTCAGGCGATCCACCAGGTTGGCCTCGCGCTTGGTCGAGATCTCTAAGGGCAATGGGGGCACTTGTGGGGGCTTGTGGACAACTGGGGGAGGGGAGGCGCACCCTGCCAGCACGAATGGCAGCATTAAGATCAGTTTGCTTTTTGTCAATGACATGATTTGCCTTTCGTAATTCAGCGTCTTTGTCGGCCACAGCCTTGGCCATCTCTTGTTCTTTGGCTCTGGCCTCTTCATTCTTTTTGGCGATCTCGGTTTGCATCTCCACATCACGATCACCCCAGCCTCGGCCATAGCCCCATTTGTAGATTCCGAATACCACCAGCAAGGCCAGAAACACTGCCAATGCTGTTCTTTGAATCGAGGTCATTCTTGCTCCTTACGGGCTGCCGCAATTTCTGCGCGATCTTCATCGGCCTCTTGATGCTCTGGTGGTGTGGTCGGTGGTGGGCCAGGTGTCCAGCTTTCGTCCAACTCAGGATTTTGCCAAATAGGCATCGCCCCAAATGGTTGGCTTGGTAAGTTGTAGCCTGACTGTGGAGGCGCATAGTTGCTCTGGTGGCTGTTGTAGCCGTTGCCGTAGCCACCCATCATGGGCTGGCACATCGGCTGCTGTGGTGGTCTTGGCCCAAATGATTTGGCCGCGCCAGATACAGCACGCTTGCCGATCACACCTCCAATGCCGCCCACGATCAAAAGCACGATGTCGTTGAGCATCTTGGTATATGCCTGATCGATAGGGGCCATCGATTTGATCGGCTGGGTCACGAACGTGACCGAATACAGCAAAGCCACCACGATGCCAAACAGAATTACCGTCACAGCCACCACCACAAAAGCCCAGATTCTTACCTCCAATAAGGCGATGGCCTCATCAGCGGACAGGGGTTGGATCGTTTGTTGGTCTTGTTTGGTCAATTTGTTTCTCCAAAACAGGTGCGACCAGATACTCTGGGCAAGTCTGCGTAAATTGGCATCGAGGCTTTTGACATCTGACAGCATGGAAGTTGTCAGGATTCTGGCAAAAATATCTGTACTGCTCTTCACAGCCTGCCAGCAGCATCAAAGGCAAAATCAATTTCCACATTTGACCACCTGGCAGTGTTTCAAAATCTCGATGCCGCCCCACAGCATGAATCCGACAATGACCGCAGCCAAGATGATGGCCGACCAGAGTTCCAAATTCTCTTGCCGCCTTTTGCGTGCTTGAATGGCCGCATCAGCAGCCCTGCGCTTGGCTGCTTTATCGTCAGCATCCATTTGCTGCCTGCGTGCGATGATCTTGTGCCAAACGTCCATGTTGTTCGGGAAAAACAACTGTTTGACCTCTTCCTCAAACTCTTTGGCACTGTGAATCGCCAATTCAAGTTCCACGGCCTTGCCCATGTTGCTGCCCTTGAAGCCACCCTTGTGGACTTCTTCCAGCACTTTGACCGCATCGGCCTTAGCATCAAAGTATTTTCCCAAGACTGGCCCAAGGCTGCGCACATCGTCAACAGTCTTGACCGCCTTTTTGACCAGATTAACTGCTGCGGATACAGCAGCAAGAGCGGTTAGTGGATCGATCATCTCAAAACCTCAACAACAATTTTGACCGTCCAAATGACGATGCCAACAAGGAGAATTGCCGCGATCAAAGCCTCGGCAAAATCCCTCATGGTCAGAGCCCAAAAACTTTTTTGACAAACTCGGCTGCCACACCAGGCCCAAGCAAGACCGCAGCGATCACCGCATAAAGCAGATATTCGATCTTTGCCATGCGCTTGGAGCCTGACTCAAACGATTTTTGGATGCCCTCATACCTGTAGGCGCAAACCTGCTCATGGGTTGTCAGGCGTGCATCAGTTGCATCAATCTGATCGCTCATCGTTTACTCCGGCTTAGTTGGCCACTCGATTGTCCAAGGAAAGCCTTCTTGACCAGTGATGTCGCGCAAGGCTTGGCGGTAGGTAGCCCATGCAGCTTTGTCAGCAGTGCTGTCGGCCAGTTGAGTCCAATCCGATGCGGCCAGCAAAGCGTTGCGCTCCGAGCGAACCTGTGCCGCCTGACCAGCATCACGCTGCTGCACCTCATCAGTGGTCATGTCACGCACGGTGAAGGTCTGAATCCATCGCTGATCTTCGGTGCTGAAAACTGGTGTTCCTTCCACCAAGACCTGTGTGGCTGTCAACTCAGGTTGAGTCGCAAAGAACACCCGATGAATGCCGTATTCCAGCAGCGATTCGTCACTGATCTGGCTCGGGAAACTGGTTTGCGGGTTGGCCCGTTTCAGGTCGCTCGTGGTGTATGGGTACTGCTTAACAGAGCCGTTTTCGATCAGTGCGTGCATGGCTTACCCCACTTGGCGTTTGATGACGTTCAACATGATCTGGGCCTTCTTCTGCTCTAGCTTTTCAGAGGCCAGCAGCGTGCGCAGTTGCTCAGTGAAGGCCGACAGTTCAGCACGCTCGTCTGGTGGCAGGTTGCCGATTTCTTCCAGCGCAATAGCGTAGTTGTCGATGTTGATCTGATAGTGCATGACCTCTTGGATGCGTGCATCCAAAGATGCAGCCAAAATTTCTTCGCGGGTTTGTGGTGTGATTTGTTCTGTCATGATTTTCCTTTAATTGATTTTACCGAAAGCAATGCCACTGCTTACACCTGTTGGCAGTGTTGAGGGGTCAGCATACTTAGTTCCAAAACCAGAACCACTCCAAGGGTAGGCGGTGATAAATGGTGTAAGGTTATTGGCCACAGCAATAGCAGAGCCATCCGGGCTGAATCCCACACCGTTGGCAGCATTGCCTGTTGGAATTGTTGAGGGGTTGGCGTACTTAGTACCAAAACCTGAACCGCTCCAAGGGTAAGCGGTAACACATGGGGAGCCGTTGTGTACTACAGCAACAGCAGAACTATTGGGGCTAAATGCGACGCCGTTGCCAGTGCCAGCAGGCAGCGTTCCAGGATTGCTGTATTTAGTGCCGAATCCCGAACCGCTCCAAGGGTAGGCGGTGATAAATGGGCTGCTGGGGTGGGCCACAGCAACAGCAGAGCCATCAGGGCTGAATGCGCAGCCGTTGCCAGTACTCGCAGGCAGTGTTGCGGGATCAGCATACTTAGTGCCAAAACCTGAACCGCTCCAAGGGTAGGCGGTGATGAATGGTGTATTGGCATGAGCTACAGCAATAGCAGAGCCATCAGGGCTGAATGCTACAGCATAGCCAGTACTTGCTGGTAACGTTCCAGGATTGGAAAACTTAGTGCCGAATCCCGAACCGCTCCAAGGGTAGGCCGTTATGAATGGGCTGCTGGGGTGGGCCACAGCAACAGCAGAGCCATCAGGGCTGAATGCGCAGCCGTTGCCAGTACTCGCAGGCAGTGCTCCCGGATTGCTGTATTTAGTACCAAAACCAGAGCCGCTCCAAGGGTAGGCGGTGATAAAAGGTGTGATGCTGTGAGCTACAGCAATAAACCCACCGTTAGGACTGAATGCAACACCGTTGCCATTACCCGCTGGAGGTGTTACTGGATCAGCGTATTTAGTGCCGAATCCAGAACCACTCCAAGGATATGCGGTAATAAATGGTGTTGTGGTGTGCGAAACAGCCAAAGAATAAATCGGTGGCGGTGTGTCGCCCACTGCAGACCAAGCGCAGCCGTTGCCAGAGCTAGGCGGAAGAATTGCTGGGTCAGCATATTTAGTGCCAAAACCAGAACCGCTCCAAGGGTAGGCGGTGATAAATGGTGCTCCACTGTGAGCAACTGCAATAGCAGAACCGTCTGTGCTGAAAGAAACACCGTTGCCCTGAGTTCCAGGAAGTGTTGAAGGGTTAGCGTACTTAGTGCCAAAACCAGTACCGCTCCAAGGGTAGGCGGTGATAAAAGGCGAGATGCTATGCGCTACAGCAATGGCACTGCCGTTAGGGCTGAAAGAGACACCGCTGCCGCTGCCGGTGGGTAGCGTTGCTGGGTTTGTATATTTAGTCCCAAAACCAGAGCCGCTCCAAGGGTAGGCGGTGATAAATGGGGTCGTGCCATGCGCTACAGCAATAGCAGAACTATCAGGGCTAAATGCGACACCGTTGCCAGTACCCGCTGGAAGTGTTGAGGGATTAGCATACTTAGTACCAAAACCTGAACCGCTCCAAGGGTAGGCAGTGATAGAGGGTGTACTGTCATTAGCTACAGCGACAGCACTACCATCAGGGCTGAAAGAAACACCGTAGCTATTATTGACAGGCAGTGTTGAGGGGTTAGCGTACTTAGTGCCGAATCCTGATCCACTCCAAGGGTATGCCGTGATGAATGGGGTCGTGCCATGCGCTACAGCAATAGCAGAGCCATCAGGGCTGAATGCTACAGCATAGCCAGTACTTGCTGGTAACGTTGCTGGATTGGCGTATTTTGTGCCAAAACCTGAACTGCTCCAAGGGTAGGCTGTGATGCGAGGTGTAGTGTTGTGAACTACAGCAATGGAAGAGCCGTTGGGGCTGAAAGAAACACCGAGGCCAGAACTTGCTGGAAGTGTTGCTGGGCTAGAGTACACCCCACGAAAGCCACTATCGCCCCATGAGTACACAGTAACAAAAGGTGAACCCACGTGAGCCACGGCCAATGCTTTGGGCTTGGCCGCAGCAGTAGCCGCTCTGAGTTTGTCAGCAAGCATTAAGCATCTCCCACGCGAGCGCCGTAAATCACATTCCCGACTTCCCAAAGTTGAATCACTGTAAAACCTGTGGTGTTCAGTATTGGCGCTGTGCCGCCATTGGTCTTCCAAGTCACAGCAAGTGATGTCCAAGTGACAGTTGAGGCTGTTCCGTCATCAATCATCAGCGTCATGGATTGACCATTTGCCCACGTTCCAGCCGTGGGTGTGCTGTTGCCAGATAGCGTCCATGTCTGGATCGAGCCGTTGGTGGGCGACAGGGCTGGCGTTGTGCCTGTGACAGCAAAGATTTCTTCGGTGTAGCCATCGTTCAGGACTGCTGCGCTCAGTGTCTTATTTGTCAGGGTCTGTGTGCCAGTCTGCGTGACATCACCCGTGCCAGCCGCTTGCGCCCAGTTTGTGCTGTCTGCGCTTGGGTCTGTCGTGCCGCCGCCTGTGGACTTGCGACGATATGACAGATAGGTGATCGGCGACCAAACGACCGCGCCTTCAGTGTATGTTGTGCCACTGACCCACTTGGTCACATTGGCCGCTGCTGCTGCGGCTGCTGCGGCTGCTGTGGCTGCTGTTTCAGCGGCAGCCGCCGCCACAGCGTCTGCGTTCACATCCACGGCCAGGGCGTTCGCCTCTGTCGCAAAGTCAGGCAATGCGCCCAGAAATGCGTCGCCACGGGCTGAAAAGTTTGTGGGATCGTCCCGGCTGGGAGGCGTTGGCAGTGGAGTGATGGCCATGTCTGTTTCCTTTTAAGTCAATCCCTCGACCTCGATCCGGCAAAAACTCTTTGTCGGATATGCGATGTCAATGGAAAAATCACGATAGAAGCCGTAAACGATCAAGGGCGAATAGTCCGCAGCCTCTGAGCCAATGAACACCGATGGCACGGCCCTGATGTCTGCCAGGATTCGCTGCACAGCGTTCAATTGTCCATTGTTCAGCAAGAACTGGCCGGACATGCGCTTGCTGTAAGCACGGCGCACGAATGTTGTAAGCCCTGTGTCGTTGTCAGTGTCTTTGCGGCTGTAGTCGATGATACCAACAGAAGCGCCCTGCTCCATGCCCTGTTCGCCCAATTCATAAACCGTGCCGACCAGCAATTCCCCGATGGCCACAGAGCCGCCGCTTGAGAGATTCATTGTGATGCGGCCATTTGAATAAGGTGGCAGATCGGTCAGCACCACCTCGGCCAACTGCACAAAAGGCTCGAAAAAATAGGTGTACCAATCAAAAACAATGGAGCCATCAAGCCCAATTGTCTTGGTGTAAACAGGTGGGCTTGCTCCGGCATCGGTCATCGTGATCGTGACGCTAGAGCCGACCAGATCAATCATTGCCAAGCTGTTGACGATGCCAGGCGCGATGGTGACGATCAATGGGCTTGTCGATGTGGTGGCCGTGCTGACCTGACCATCAAACATGGCGTGCTTATTGTCTGGGCTGACATAAGCCCAAAACGTCGATCCTGGTGCGCTGGGGATGTTGTTCAGGTTGGTATTGACCAAGCTGATGTAATACCCCTCGCCATAGTCCACGATCTGGTCTTTGGAATAGGTCGTGACCGATGACCAGGCTGCATACGCTTCGACAGCGTTACTCGCCAAGATCATGGCTGGCGTGACTGTGATCGGCTTGATGACTTTCATACGGTCACTGTATCCAGGGGTTGGTCAACATCGGTCTTAACAGTAAGACCACGAACATCCCAATTATCCTGCAATCTGGCAATTTTGGCAGTATTTACAGCAGTGCTTCGGGTTTCGTAACGCATCATGGCCACCTCATCGCGCAAGGCTCGCATTTCGGCTGTCAACTCATTGCCGCCAAAGATGTTGCTTGTGGCTGGGGCTGTGTAGATTTGGCTCTGGCGAGGATCAAAGATCTCTGGGCCATGCTCACCCACCAGTGTTGGCCCATCAATGTAGCCGCCCATGGCCGCTGTATTCGCATAATCGATTGCAGGGGTTGCATCCGCCCTAGATGCCGCAGCAATTGCTGCTGCCGCCGATGCGTTGGCGACTGCGATTGCGCTTGCAGCTGCTGCGCGTGACTGGGCCAAGGCTGTTGCCATATCGGTTGACAATCTATCAAGGCGAGATGCCATGATGGTTGTCAAGTTGTTGATCGAAACATCGACCTTGCCCATTGTGGTCAACAGGCCATCAAATGTGGCCTGTGCCATCTCTCCTGCCGTTTGCACTCGTTCCTGATACGAGGAATCGGTTTCAAACATTTTTTGCAAAATCTCGACCTGCGGCGCTGCTTCAATCAATCCCAACAGCGATGTTTGCTGTTCTTCCATGATTGTGGACAAGCCTGCAAAAGATTCCGACATGTCCAGCAGGGCGACAAATTGCTGCTGGCCCAAGTCTGTATTGACATCGAGGCTTTCCAAAAGGGTGCGGAAATCAGCACGGGTCTCGAGTGCCGCAATCTGAGCCGCAGTAAATCCAGCAGTTTCCAGTGCCTGAACCAGGCCACGGGCTGTGATTCCAGCTTGTTCCTCTTTGCTGTAAAAGTTGGCCACAAAGCCTTGTGTCTTTTGGATCAGGGCATCGAGGCCACCAGCCAATTCGATGATGCTTTGTCTTGCTGTGATGGATGCTGTTGCAAACGTGCTGAATGCACCGCCAAACTGATTCAAAGCATCGCTTGCAGTCTGGATGGCCATCAAGCGATTGAGCGCCTGCACCGCCGTCTCGCCTGCCAATTGCAAGCCCGATGCGCCAACAATGATGGCTGCCATCGCCTCTTCAGCGGCCATCAGCACGCCTCGGATTTTCTCTTGCTTTTGATCGTCAGTCAGGCCATCGAGCATCAAGCCCAGCTCGTTCAGGTCTGGGTGCAGTTGCTCAGATAAGGCATAGGTGAATGTCTCCAACTGTGTGTTATTTGCGCCCAAGGCAAATGCGGCCGCCAGGCTCTTGTTCCTGAGTGCTGTGAATGCCGCATTCATTGCCTCGGTGGTTTCGCTGACCCGCATATTGGCAATGCTGTAATCAGGGCCAGAGAACAAAGTGCCGCCTCGACGATTCAGGTCATATTCTTGAAGGTCACCGCCCAAAGTGCCAGTGACACCGCCGCCGACTGTTTTATTGCTGCGGAATACGCCCAAGGCATTTAGAGCCACCAAAGCAGCCGCGACATAAGGCATAGCCATGGCCGCAGTATTGGCCGCTGAACCGCCCATGTTGAATGCCGCAGACGTTGCACTGCCCATCGAGGTGACTGGTGCGCCGCCCGAGATCATCCCAGAAACGCTGCTCAAGAAGCCCTGACCAAATGCTGTGCCCTGTGCGGCCAAACTTGCACCACCAAGCATCAATCCATTTGCACCGCTGCTCATGCCAAGCACATTTAAAACGCTAGATGCCGCACCGCTTGCAACTGGTTGAATAATTGGATTCAAGACCAGTGTCTTGAACATATTTATCAGGGTGTCTTTCAGGTTTTGGCCAAAACCCTTGCCAGATTCAAAGCCGCGCATCAGCGCATCGGTCAGGCTTTTTTCAATTTCTCCAACTGTTCCAGTTGTTTTTTCCAACTCTTTGTTTGCTTCCTTGGCCGCAGACAGCATGGAATTGTTCTCTGTCAGATCGGCTTGCTGGCGCAACAAACGGGCTTGCTCGGCCAAAGCCTCATTGCCCTCATAGGTAGCAGCCGCAAACTCCAAGTCGGTGGCAGTTGAGCGCATGACAGCAACTTGACGCGCAATCACAGCATCTTTGCCCAAACGCAATTCGTCGTTTTGCTCCATCAAAGAAACCACAGTTGCACGCATTGATTCTGTGGTTTTGTTTTGCTCATCGTTCAACTTGTTCGACAAAGCGATGGCCGCCTGCTGTGTCTTTGCCAAGTCCTTCATTTCAGCATTCAGGCGCTCGGTGTTGAGCAACTCTTCAAGGCTTTGCGTGATCTTGATCTTTTGCGATTGATTGAGTTTCAGCGTGCCCGACTGAATATCTTGCATGATCTTCAATGCAAGTTTTTGGCTGTCAGAGAGTTTTTCTGTCTGCTGCTGTTCCAGCAACATTGCGCCAGTTTTGTCCTCAATGTCGTTCAGCAGTTTTTCGTAGTTCGCAGTCTGTTTTTTCTGCTCTTCAGCAGCCTTCTTTTGCGCATCAGTCAGTTCTTTGGTGCTGACCACAGCCTTGGCCTTGACAGGCTCGGCCTGGCGCAAAAGTCGCTCAGTCTCGGCTTGGCTTTGATTCAAGCCTGCCTGTTCTTTTTCCAGTGCCTTGTTGGCGTTCATGTAACGCTGGATGCCATCAATCGCTGGCACAGCAGCCGCTGTGATCGCCAAAATAGCCAAAGCAATGGGGTTGGCCGCAAAGGCTGCTGTGACACCCATCACCGCCAGTTTCAATGCGCCAAATGCGGCCACTGTCGCGCCGATTCCAGACACCAGCAAAGGCGCTGCAAAGATCGCACCAAGCGCCATCAATGTGACTTTGTTGTCATCGATGAACTGTGCAAAGTTTTTGACAACATCAGACAAACCAGCCACTGCTGTTTGTGCGCCCTGCACTGCTGTCAACAGCAGTGGCCCTGTCATTTCGTCATTGATGGTGCGAAACAATGAATCCCAAGAATCGCCCAAGTTGCTGATCGCGCCATCGAGTGTGGCTGCTCTGGCATCCATCGCACCAGCAAAATCCACATCGCCAATGCGCCGGAGATAGCCTTCAATCTCGGCTGCATTCTTTCCAATGTTGGTGCTGACACCTCGGAATGTCAATGTGACCCGATCACCCTCGGATTTTGCGCGAATACCAAATTCCTTCAGGCGCTCAAACTCGCCTGTGGCTGCATCGGCCACAGCCTCGATCATTTGATTGAGCGACTTGCCCATGGCGCTGGCCGTGTTGCCATAGCTGCGCAAAGCACCTTCAGAGGCATCCAAGCCCATCGCCTTCATCTTGATGAATGCCGCTGTGACCTCTTGCAATGAAAATGGGGTGGTGGCCGCAAAGTTGGTCAGCAAAGCAAAGGCTTTGTCGGCCTCTCGCGCTGATCCAGTGACTGTTACAAGGCTGGCATTAAGTGTTCCGAACTCTCGCTCGACAGATACAAGTTTTCCAGCAAATGCACCAATGGAGACACCAGCGAACAATGCTCCGACTGTGCGCATGGCAGATTCAACGCTCTTGGTGATGCTGGCCATAGCCCCATCAACCGTTTTGCGTGCGCTTTCCATGTCCTTTTGCAGTCGGACAATGTTGGCTGCCATTTCAATCGTAAGCTGTCCAACTGGTGTCGCCATGGTTTACCTCTTAGCCTGTATGAATGCCTGGAATGCGTTGGTCACCTTCTTACTCACGATGCCCCTGTCAAACTCGTTGACTGGATCACCAAAAGGTGGTGAACATTCTGGTTTCTTGCTCTCTTCTGCCTGAATCAGATACCTGCGCGACATCTCGCGCAAAACCCTGAATTCCCATGCCTGAAGGTCAACACCAGTGCATTCTTGCCAACTCAAAATCTCCTTTGATGACAGAGGAATTGGCCCCATCGCGCCAGATTCCACCACCCCAAGGTCGTGCCAATAGGTTATCACATACTCAGCGTCACCGACATTTGGAAATCGCGGAAATCCACCATTGCGCTCAATTTTCTGCGCCCTGGTCAACTGCTCAGGCTTTGTGTCTGCTGAAGCCACAGATTTGCCCTTGTCGGGCACAGTTGGCACAGCGTTAAACCATGCCAACTGCCTCGCATAGAGGATCAGGTCTTCGCAGACTGAGGCGTAAAATTTGCCCAGTCACTGATCGCCTTGTTCACTTGTTCGGTGATAAAGCCGATCGACGGGTCACTGTATGCCTCGCGGAACATTTCCACGCCAGTGAAATCTTTGTATGTGAAGCCATTGAAAGACACAGTGCAAGAGGCCAGAAAATCTGAGTCCAATTCGCGCTGTTCGTTGTCCTTCATCTTTTTTCCGCCCTTTTTGACGTACTCAAGAATCGCACGATTTCGCACTGCTGTGGCTTTTTGGAAGGCTTTCGAGCCTGGGCCATAAACAGTGATGCTCAACTGCTTGCCTTCGGCATCCAGCAAAGCCTCACCATCGACAGCTTCCAAATTAACAAGGGCAGTTTCTTTCACTGCCAGGGCTGAAATATCAAACATGGGTAACCTTTCGCGGGTTGAAAAATTGCCCGTGCTGGGAACAGCCTCACCCCGCGAAAGGCGAGAACTGTCCCCAGTCGGTGCGCGTTTTGCCATTACTGGCGATTAAGCTGCCAAGGATTCAACGATACCAACACCTGCGGCATTGGTTGTCAATTCCAGAGTGCTGGTGGCTGTGGTGATCGAATCTACAGAGCCGACACCCACTTTGAACGACATCACTTTTGCTTGGAAAAAGTAACGGTCGCCGCTTTGGGTTGTGACCATGAAGCTGTAATTGTTGTCACTCAGGCTGGCGGCCTTCATGATGATCTGACCAGCATCATCGGTGTCCAAGCCCAGAGACAGGGACATTGTGCCTTCGTTGAAGGAACCCTTGAACTTCTGTGTGCCACGTGTGCCGACGGGGTTGTGCGTGACCAGAGCGAACTCGCGGCCAAACTCGCCCAGGTCGGTGATCTCACCAACGGTGGCAGGCACTGGGGATGCCGTGAAAAGGGTGTTATAACCCGACGAATCAAAGGTAGCGGGTGCAGAGGATGTGACTTTAAGTGTCGTCCCTGCTGAGGTGCGGACTGTCATTTCAGTTTCCTTTCAGGATCAAAAGATGGCCAGCAGGGATGCTGGCATTTTTTCCGTGCTTTCGCACGAAACCGTTTTGCTGGTGTCATTCATACCACATCAGCATGTAATCGACAGATTGCGTCCAAACGCCCAGGTCATCGTCTTTTTCAATCGGCCCAAGCAATTCCATTCGGCTGCTGATGACCGTTTTGTTAGCATAGACCTGTTGTAATTTGAAATCCATTGCCGCACGTACAGCATCCAGAATGGATTTGACCTCGGCAATAGATTTCGCAATCGGGTTTATCTGGATTCTAGCCCTTGCCATCTGTCTTTCGACAGAATAATTGAGGTGCGGCATGGGAGTTGCATCGACAATTGTATAAACAAGTGCCGGAAATGCCGAGTTTTGAGGGAGTTGGCCCATCGCCCTGCGGCTGCCAACCAGGTTGGTGACTCCAGCCACATTCAGCATCGATGCCACGATCAATTCTGGATTCATATTTTGCCGATCTCTTTGGCGAGTCTGGTTGACACATACTGCGCGAAAGTCGCCACAGCCTGGTCGCTTGCACCATCAAAAGCCCTGCGCATGAATGGCTGTGGCTTGATGCCTGGATGCGTCACATTGTTGACGATCACGCCATTGAACTTGATTGCCTTTTTTGTGCGCTTGCTGATCTTGCCTGTTTTCGATGTTTTGGGGATCTTGTAAGGCTTGCCAACAGATCGGCCTGTGCCTGTGTAGTAACTGGCAGTGCCGAATTCCACCATCCTCGCATAGTAAAGATCAGTGCCAACATTCACCACCACTTTGCCTTTTTTGACGTTGGTGGATCCTGTCTTAATGCTGCGCTTCAAAGTGCCGTCATCGACTGGCGCGGCCTGCCTTGCGGCATCACGATAAACATTCGCACCAGCACGAATCGCGCCGCGCATGATGTTTTTTTCAATGCGCACGGGCAATTCTTGCAGCATTTGATGCAATTCTTTCAAGCCTTGAACCTGAAAAAACTCATTGGCCATTGACGCTGCCCTCAGTGCAGTCAAATTCAATGAAGCGGCGATCTTCCTCGACATCGCGGCTGCTGGTGATGTTGAAAATGCGGCTGCCATACAAGATGCGCCAAGCATCGGCCTCAAGTGGTGGCATCAGCGTTGCGCTGTATCGGACCGTGACTGTGTGCGTCAGGATCGACTCAACCACCATGGCCGCATTGCGCATACGCTCTTTGCCGCCCAATGGCTTGACCTGCGCCCAGACCTGCGCAATGGTTGTCCAAGAATCCAATTCTTGGCCATAACTGTCCTTTGTCGCTGATCGACGCTGGATCGTCACTCGCTTGTCAAGTCGCCCGATCTTGTCCATGTCATGGCCCCATATTGATGCGATAGGGGGCCATCAGATATTGCGCCATCACGGGGATTTCGTAATTCTGTTTGCTGCCGAGCGCACCTCGGTTTTCGTATAGGTCGGTGATCGTCAGCAGCATGGCCTGTTTGAGCGCCTTTGGCATCTCATTGGCCACTGGGCTGGTGTCGCCTGTGTAGCCCGCCTCAAAGGTCACTGTGACCGCATTGGACTGGTTGCGCACCATTGGCCATGTCTTGCCATAGGCCAGGTTGATTTGTGCAGGCTTGCTGAATGTGTCGAGCGCATAGTCAGCCGAGGAAATGGTCTGCGTTGCACCGTTTGCGTCCACATAAGTCACGCTGGCGATGCTGTTCACTGGCCATGTGCCCAGGTTGATCTCGGCTGTGGGGAAATAGTCCAATTTCATTTGAAAATCGTTCACTGCCACAGTCAATTCGGTGAAGTTTTCGACAGCCTCGCGTGCGACAGTAATCAAAGCCGTAACCAATGCATCATCGGGATTTGATGGTGGCGAGCCTTCGGTGTCCAGGCGCAAATGCAGCCTTGCCGTTTCAAGGCTGATCGGCTCTGTAGCGACAGAGCCAATTGCCTTCACTTTTCTGACTGTTTGCGCCATTTGACCTGATCCTCAATGTAAAAGCCGACCGCATCGGGGCCAACCCACTCAAGCAGCAATTTTCCATCATTATCGCGTGTGCCGGTAAATTTTTCATGATGGCCCATGCCGATACCTTGTCGACCTGGCAAACCCTTGATTCCCACCACCCGGTGACCGTCAAAAATCTGCCTGTTTGAGTGGGCTTGCCACAAAATGTGGTCGATAAATTCAATCCCTGGTCGGCATACGCTGCGAAAAGTCTCAATGGCCTGCCCCCGCATGGCCGTTGAACATAAGCTCGAATGCGTGCGATTGACCATCTCGCGGCCCATTCGCTTTTTTATATTGTAATACCTGGCATTTGATTCACCAACCAATTCTGCCTTTTGCAACTGCTTTTCGACAGTTTCCAACCAATCGTCTGCATAAAAATCGTCGTCCTCGATGATGACCAGATTTTCTTCATTCTTGACCACGGCCAAACCTGTCAGCAGGTTTCGCGCCTGTGTGTTTTGTCCAGGCTGCCATAGAGGCTCTGGCCTGTATATCTCCATATGCCAAACGCCACGCATGGGGTTGAAGTCGATTTCTTGCTCTTTTTCGCCATCATCAACCACGATCCAGCGCACTTGTCCTGTATAGGTCTGTCGGGCCATGAGTTTTTGGCAGATTTTCCAAGCCTGTGGCCTGCTGCCTGTGGTGGTCAGGAGTGTGAGCATAGTTTTATAGCCTCTTCCAGTGTCATGCGCTCAAAACAAGTGAGCGCCGTTTGTCTGCTGCAATTGATGACGCGCACGCCATCATCTTTGAGATCTTGTGCAAGCCTTGGGAATTTTGCCTGCCACAGATCATAAGGCTGGCGCTGTGTGAGTTCCGGCCCATGTTGCCCAAACCAGTGATCTTTGCCATCAGGGGCTTTGCTGCAATCAAGGCCCATCAAAATGATCGTCTGTGCGCCCCACAGGTAAGCCAAATTGATCGCCTGATACCCTGAATTGCCGCCCTGGTGGATGATGTCATATCGGCCAAGTCCAGGCAGGTTTTCTGAGCCTATTCGATGGATCCCATATTTTCTGGCGGCTTGTTCGTCTTGAGTCCAGCACTCGCCTTTGAAGGTCGACCGCGCTTTTTCGGCATGGACTCGCCACCACTGGAAATCGCAGGCATAGAGGACGTCGGCAAAGCCTGCTCGTCGGTATGTGTCGTTGATGGCGATGGTTGCCCATCCTGTGCTGGAAACTGCATCACAGTCTTCGGCTGTAAGGCTTGGCCCGCTGGCAATGATGCAGGCAACACGCCCCCACCATCGGCCAGCAGTCCGATCTGTGGGTTTTTTGTGGCTGTTGCCTGGTTGTTTGGGTACTGCACCAGGCCAATGCTGTGCAAGTCTTCGGCCACTTGAACCGGGATAAACAGCCGTTGCTTGCGTGAAACGCTGCCGATTCGACTGTCTGAAAAGTGGCTTGTGGCCACGACTTCGACTTTTTCCATGATTTTGACCTTCGCGGGGTTGATGAAAAAAGGGGCTTGCGCCCCCTTTTTTGGATGTCGCTGATTAAGCGAATGTGCCTTTGATGAAGGCGGCTGGACGGTAAACCGTCAGTGCCAAACGCTCTTCGGCCAACAGAGTTGCCATGTTTTTCTTGAAGTTGTCGCCATCTTCGTAAGAAATTTGCACAGCAGCGTCCATGCGATCCCAGATCTGAGCGCCCATATTCATGGCGCCGACCAGGAAAGTGCCTTCAGCGATGGAGTTGGTGGCCACCACACGCTTGCCCCAAACGCGAGGAGCCATGCCGTCGACTGGACCCATATCGCCGCCGAAAATGTATTCGCCGTAGGAGGTCTTCAGCAACTCGATTGCTTCCCAGTCTTCAGGGTTCAACACGATGGTGTCGGCGGTGTACTCAGACAATGCAGCCTGGGTGATCGCCTTGCGCAATGCGTCCAAACGTGTGTCGCCAGTGGCTGCACGGTTGTAAGCAGTGTTGTTGCCAGAGGCCAAGATGCCGGACAGGTTGCCGCTTGTGCCAGCACCGTTCAACAGTTGGTCTTCTTCTTCCAGCTTCAGGCCGTATGTCAGGCGACCGTTCACATAGCTTTGAAGCTGTGGAGCATCGTCGAGCACTTGGCGCGAAACGGGGATGAAGTGAGCCAAAGTCACCACAGCAGCCGAGGCCAATGTGAAGGTGATGCCGGACTCAGGCTTGGTCACGTTTTCACGGGCAGGGCTGGAGTATTGAGCGCCAGCGTTGTTTGTGAACACGTTTTCTTTGGTGAATTCAACCAGGTTGCTAGAGGTGCGGCCAACAGGCAACACGTCGCGGATGGTCAAAACACGGTTGGGGTTGTTGATGATGCCAGGAACACGGGCAGCAGCAACCAGGGGCTGGTTTTGGCCTGTGGCGTTCACGATGGCAGTCTTGAACTCCATGCGGGCAAACTTGCTGCGACCTTGGGCCATAGCTTGGAAAGCATCGCTTTTCACGAATTGCTCACCAAACGATTGCTCGGCTTGTTGGCTGTCTTCTTTGCCAGCAGTCATCTTGCGCTCGAGTTCCAAGCACTTGTCGGTCAACTCACCAGCCTTGGCTGCGAGTTTTTCCATTGCAGATTTTGTTTCCGATTCGATGCTTTTCACAGCAGCGATTTCGCCGTTGGCTTTTTCCATCCAGGATTTCAGTTCCTTGGTGGTGGCCAGCAATGTGCCTTGGGTTTCGGCCAGGGCTTTGATTTCGTTGATGTCAGACATGGTAATTTCCTTTAAAGAGTCCGAGAGTTTTGGAGGTTGGCAGCGATGATTCGCTGCAATTCATCAGGCAGTTTTGATTTCTCAGACTCACTCTGAGAGAAAAGTCGCTTGGCGCGGCTTGCCGTAGCCGTTGCCAGCGATTTTGAGAAACCCCCTGCCTCACGCAGAAAATCCTCAAAATCTTTGATGGACTCGACCTGATCCAAGGCGCTCTTCACGCTGGACAGATCCACCCGCGCAGCATCGTCTGCCGGGTAAGTCACAATCGAAATTTCGTACAGTTCACTGACATTTTTGATGATGCGCACCACGCCATCATCCTTTTCGACCATTTCAACATCATCACGATTGAGGCCATAGCCAATGCTCAATCCATCAATCGTGCCATGCTGCATGGCCGCTTTGACCGTCTTGGCATCTTCCATGCCAGGGGTCAATTCGCCAAACATGAACAAGCCTTTTTCGTCTTCTTCCATGCTCAACCACTTGCCCACTGGCAATTCGTAGGATTTGTGATTGATGAACATTTTTGGCATACGGGCAGCACCAGACTGGATGCGCTCGATGACCGATTTGTATGCGCCAGGCATGATGGTGTCGCGATAGCTGTCCACGCCGCCAAAGACTGAGGCATAACCGCTAAATGCGCCTGTGTCGTTCTTGGCGAACTTCAGACCCACATTTTCCAAAACAAGATTTTTCCGCATCATCATTTTTTCGGCTCCTTTGCCCTGAATTTTCGCCCATTCTTTGCCTGCCCAGGATTTCCCAGGATCACCACCCCACAAAGCCCATGCAATCCGGCCTGCGCTTGGGTAGCCTTCCTCGCCTGGGCGAAAGCCCTGTGCATCCTTGTCCACCTCATGCCGCGCAAAATAGGACACCATGCGCCCGATTGTGTCATCACTTAGATCAACACGATTGGAAATATCACGCGCCCTGGCCACGCCAACATCAGTGCCGCCGCGACCGTACTCAGCACGCCAGTCGAGTCCGCGCTGTGCTTCATCGGCCATGGCTTGTGTTGGCACTGGCATGGCTTATTCCGCAGCAGGTGCTGTCGCACCCAATGAGGCCAAAGGCGCGAGGTTGACCTGGGCTGTCAATGTGTCTGCACCTTCCATGCGAGGCATATTCTCAAGTTGCCGCCATTCGTTGCGGGTCATCAAGCCATTTTGCACGGCCTTGGAGCCTGCATCGAGGCGATCAGCCAAAGATCCGCGCAAGATGGCATCGAGTGAAAATTCCACCGTATATAGCTGGCGCTGATTTGATGTCAGCACTCGCCTGTCCAGTGATTGCTCCAAGCCTTCCAGCATTGGCCGCAGTTTGAACTTGTAGAAGCCCTCGATGATCTGGCCAATGCCAGTGCCCCAGGTGGTGGTCTTGGCTGTGTCGTTAATCAACACCGACGAAATACCAAACCACCGGGCAATATCCTCGACTGAGAATTTGCGGGTGTCCAGCAGTTGCAGGTCAGCAGGCGACATGCTCAATGGCTCAAACTTGGCGCCAGCCTCCAGCACCAGCAGATCGTCATCGTTGCCCTCAACCAGGCCGCGATAATTCTTGCGAATGGCCTCGCGCTGCTCTTCTTTCAGCACTTTGTCGATCATGAAAACGCCAGGGCGCTTTGCAGACTTGCGGAAAACATTGGATGAATGGTTTTGTGCGTCGATAGCCACGCCGACAGAATTGCGCATGTAATCAAGGCGCGACATGCCGATAACACCGTTGCCCTTATCACGCCAGTGCCAAATGCTTTTCTCATCGTAAATCGCAATTTTGCCTTCATAGCTGTATTTGTAAATCAGCGATCTGTCAGCCAAAACCTCGATCTCGATCTGGTCAGCCGACAGCGGCCACATCTCGATCACCTCGCCCAAGTCATTGCGCACCAGTCGCGCATAAGCATTGCCGCGCAGCAGGTAATTCAAGCAGGCATATTGCCAAAACTCCATCGGCGTGTGGCGACGATTTGGGCTGTCGTGCAGCAGCGTCCAAAGTGGCGTATCGCGTGCCAGCGTCTTGTTGCCCTGGGTGTCGTTTGCCCGTTTGTAAACAAACAGCGGCAATGACGCGATGTTGTCGGTCAGCAGTTCAACAGCCGCCCAGACAGCACTGACTTGCAGTGCCCCGTCGATGCCGTAGTCCTTGTTGTTGTCATAAACACGGGTAAAAGGCTCTCCGAATTGGATGCCCTCTTGCTGCCCGGTTGATCCGACATTGCCAAACCAGCGCCGCAGTGATTGGTAAAATGTGCCCATGTCTTCAGCCGTGTTTTATTACAAGTGGTGAACTGAGGAAATCGTCAAAATCGCCATCGTCCTCGTCGTTGTTGGTCATGGCCGCAGCAATTGCCATTGCAAGTGCCACCGCCCCGTCGATTCTACCTGTGGCCTTGGCCTTGTTCAGTTTTCTGTTTCCAGCCGCATCGCGCTCAATTCGAGCATTCGCCATGCACATGGTCAAAACCGGATGGCCACCATGCGCCACTTGCTCATTCAAAAGCAAAGTTTCCAACTGATCGACAGCAGGGGCCATGTCCTTGAAGCCTTGACCGAATGGCTCCAATGGTATGTCAAAACCAATATTCTCAAACTCTTTTTTCAGTAAATCAAAGCGCCATCGGTCAAAATTGGCCTTTTTCACCGTGCAATCGGCCAAAATCTCGCTCATTTCACGGGCGACATACGAATAATCCACCGATGCGCCTGGTGTTGTCCGCATGAATCCTTGGTTGACCCACACATCATAAGGCGACCGATCACGCTTGGCACGGTCTTTCAGACCCTTTTCAGGTGTCCAAAAGTAGGGTTTCACATGAAATTTTCCGTCCTTTTCGCCCAATATCACCATCGATGTCAGGTCATTTCGCCCTGATAAGTCGATTCCGACCACCACTTCGCCATCGTAAAACGCAGATTCGTCAGGGTCTTGGCTGTTCAAAAGCCAAATGCCGCGAGAAATGAAGGGGGCCACCATCTCCACACGTTGATTCAGCACCAGATTTCTAAATGTTGGCTCAAACGATGGCATTCGGCTGGCGCGATCAGCTTGTTCCTCCACATCGGCCAAACTTCGGAATTTCCCAAGCGCCGGATTGGCCAATGCCCATGCCTCTCGGTCATCCAGTGGGCAATCCTTGGGCGCTGCGTACAGGTGGCAGACAATTCGCTTGTCTTGGCTCTGGATCGCGTCATCCAGCCAAATGCTGAACAGATCGGCATCGCTGCTGGCCTGCGTGCTGATCGCAAACAGCATCGCATCGGAATAAGCGCCCTGACCCGTGATGATCGCATCGATGAAATCAGACTGCGGCCCCTTGACCTGTCCAACTTCATCAAGAATGGCCAGCACTGGAGACTTGCCATGCGCTGTTTTGCCCTCGGCGCTCACCGCCTGATATTCCACATTTCGCGCCAGCCCGATCAGCTTCTTTGAACTAGGCACAATCCTGATGACCTCGCCCAATGCTGGCGACATCATCACCATCTTACTGGCGTAGTTGTAAACCTCGGCTGCCTGCTCTTTGCTCATCGCCCCTGAAATAATCCGGCTGTTTTGCTTTGCCTCTGGACCAGCGATGTGCGCCAGCAAAATGCAGGCAATGGTGGCCGTTTTGGAATTCTTACGGGCAATTGACAAAAAAGCCCTGCGCGTGCCAGCAGGGTTGTCGTAGATTTCCAAGATGAACCGCTTTTGGAATGGCTCAAGCCGAATCGGTTTTCCGATCAGATCGCCCTCGGGCACGATCAGATATCGGCTAATAAACTCACAAACTCGTTCACCTCTTGTGAGCTTTTTTTTCATATCAGGCTTAGAAGTTTGTTCTTCTTCGCGTTGTTTTCTTTTGCCCATAGAGGTCTCAGGTTTGACAATTGATTTAAAAAAATCACATCTTCAACTGTCTTTGCTGTGCTTATCGGAATGATGTGATCTATCTGCCAATCACCCATGTTTTGCCAGCCCATTCCTTTTTCAAATTGTCTCTCGATGTGCTTTACAAACTCCGAAACAGAATAGCCCAACTGCGTAAATGTTGGCGATGTTTTTATTGCTCCAACCTGACTTAGGGCATGTCGGTGCAATCTGCTGATTCGCGCTTGCATCGCTCTGTTTGGATCGCTGGCGCGTCTTTTCCTCTGAACTGCTGCGTTTTCTTTCGCACGCTGCTTCCTTTGTTCATCGGTCAAGAATCGTTTTTCTCTTCCTCGTTTTGCAGCTTCTTCTTTTTGAAAACAGCCACAAGACATGGTTTTTGATGGTGTTGTTGTTGTTGTTTTTGATCCGCAATCACACAAAGCAAGCCAAACACTGTGTCGATGATTGTTCTCGCCCAAACACTCAAGAAAAACTAATCGTCCGTTTCTCGTCCCAGTCCTGTCAATAAACCTTGGACTTTTCCCTGTGATTTTTGAAACGCCTTTCATAGAAAAGTATTGTACCCTTCATTTAGAGGAATTAGAAAAAATCATGAGGCCAACAGGTCATCTTCTTGCATTTCTTCCTTGGTGGCCCTGCTTTCGCGCTCCAATGCGCGTTTTTTGACCATATCCCTTGGATCGATGCCAGCCGCCGCACCAGCGATGCGCAAAGCACGCATCAGGGCCATTTCTCGCCGTGCCAGTTGCTCAAGCACCGCATGGCGAGGATTCATGACTGGCGTGCCTCGGGCATTCTCGATCACGCTGCCCTCGGAATCCAGCAATTCGGATTCGCGCTCGATGTCATATTGACACCGGGCCAACTGTGCGGCCACCACCAGATCGGTTTCGATCCACTCGCTCCGCGCACGTGCGCGAATAATACCGCCCCAGAATGGGAGGTGCAATTTGTCCAGCCTCACATGCGCCGGAACATCGGGAAGAGGCATCGAGGCATTCACCATTGCATCGATGGCCGCTGCCGCCGAGTCGGATCGCGTTTTGCGTTTTGTCATTTTGCGCCTTGCTCAAAAACGGGTTTCAAAATTTCGGGATTGCGTAAAAACGATGGAGCCATGCCGGTTTACAGTTATTTCTCGCTAGACTTTCCCGCCGCCCCACCCGGCTTGCGCTCTGTCGGGCTGATCGGCCAACCGTCGAGGCCGATGGTGGGCTTGTACCGTATGCCGAGGTCATCAGCGGTCTTCTTTCGGTGACATTCAACACAAAGCATTTGCAGGTTGCCATCCTCGTTGCTGCCCCCCATAAAGATCGGCTGGATGTGATCCATCTCGACACCTGGGGTGACCAGGCCATTGTCCTCGCACATCTTGCAAAGCGGCTGGCCTTGCATGATGCGTGATCGCAATCGTTGCAAGGTGCGACCTCTTGGCCGTTCTACTGTCTGTTTGTTCATGTTAGTCCTTTGCAAGCCATTCGTGCAAGAAACCTTTGGCCTGTTCTGCTGATGTAGCCACCCTAACAATGGCCCCCACCCCTTCAAGCTGCACCCCCACTGCCTGCTGATCTGGGCTGATCTTGCCTTTGCCATCAGGTCGTTTGAACTCGATGGCAAGTGTTGGTCGATTCAAACCAAAGACCAGCACATCAGGAACACCTGCCAGCATCCCCTCTTGGGTAAGCCGTATGCGCTGGGTAGCCGAGACATCCCCACCATTGGGTACGCTGAAGATCACCACCTCGGGGTAGAACGTGCGAACGTGCTGCACGAATTTAATCTGCTCGACTGATTCGGTTGATTTTCTTTTTATAAATGGTTTCTTTATATCTGGCATTATTCCCACCATTCTTTCACATTAAATGCCTGGGCAGTCTGTTTTGGTTTGTAGCTGTCGCATCGGTGTTTGATGTCGATGGGAATATATGAACGCTGGCCCCCATTACATTGCCAGCCCATATATTCAACCCTTGCCCATCCATTTTTAATTTTGACAATATCAAACATCCAACGATTGGCAATATGGTTTTCTCGCCTGATCTTGTCGAAATGATCTGCTGGCAGGTTGACCGTGTGCAGGTGCTGGGCCATGTGCTGGCACATGTTGCAGGTGATGCGGTCATCGTCCACCCAGTTCGCAGCATCATTGACCACCCCCCCATTGTTTTTTTCCAGCAACTGGGGGACATCCCCCCCACCCTGTTTTTTCACCACGTTTTGCAACATTTCCAATGTCTCCACACGAAAACTCACAAAATCAAAAAGTATTGGGTGGCCCCCTTAAGGGATTTCCACCTAATACACCTAATTCTTAGTATTCATTTTTGACGAAGGGTATTGGGTATTGGGGGGGTCAACAGACCCCCCCCAATATCCCAAAACGCCTCCAACTTGAATTGGGTGGTATTAGGTGACCACCCATTTCCACCTAATACCACCCTATTCTTTTGTATTA